GATGTGCCTGTGCTGATATTAGTCAGGATGCAATAGTATTTTAAGAATGATTGTTCATGCTCAAATTCAAATAGATAGTAAACTGGACTAACTGTTGTCAGTTCCGTTACTGTTACTATCAGATTTGAAGAGGTCGCTTTCTGTATTCTCAGCATTTTTAATTAGTTTAGGTTTTCTTTTTTCAAAGATGTGCAGAAATCCAAGAGATACATAATACTCCTCTTGACCTCTCTTAATGTCAACCCATTTACTCAATAGATTTGACCATTGTTTTGATCCAATAAACTTTGCTTTTATTTCCATGGTTTCAAATATACAAAAAAAGGAGGGACTCAGCCCTCCCTTTCTTATAAGAGTTTATCAATTCTTAAATTGATGGAGATTGCTGTGCCAACAATGAAGTGTAAACAGATGCAAGAACATCTGGAACTGGATCATTCTCTAATCCACCCATGATGATATCATGACCTAATCTGTCAGACTTCAATACTCCAGATCCATAAGCTGAAGCTTCAGCAATTTGAAGGCCTTCACCGAATCCAAGAGCAACAACAGTCCCATCAGCTTTCTCAACAAGAGCAACAACTTCATTCTGTCCAAGCAAGTGAATCTCTGATCTCAATTCCTTTGTATCTGATGCTAAGATCATTGTCAAAGTTTGTTCATACCAAAGAGTACCATTTCCTTTATTCACTCGGATTGGTGCAGTGTAGCTTGATAAGTTAGATTTCAACTTATATAAAAACACCTCACCAGTAACAGTCAAAGCAGTGATCTCATTGTCAGCAATTGTGGATGCAGATACATTCCCTAATGGAAATAATAACACGCTTTTAATTCCACCTTTTCCATTGGTACAAGTTCTATCATTGTAGCCAAGAGTCATATTACAAGACATAAGATATATTTTTTTTAATGTTTATAAAATGGGAGGAGTTACCCCCTCCCTTGTTAATTTTTAGTTAGGTGAACCAGTTCCGTTCCAAACTCCTATTTGATTCAAGAATGGTACCTGAACACCAGCTCTGAACTTAGAACGTAGGTAGATCACATCATCATCTTGAGAATACCACAAATCAAAGTTTTCAAAGTCAGAAGATAAGTCAGTTCCAAATACAAATTGTGATGCACGTCCAGTGTAGATGTTATCAAGACCATTCAATCCGTTAACTTTAACGATTCTCATGTTTGTTCCTGGAAGGATCAACTCATTCAAGTCACCAATGTTTGCTGGATTGTAGTGGAATAAATTATCATCAACCAAGTTCTTAGTCAAGAAATTAAAGTTCTCACGTCCAGTGAAACAGATAAAGTCATTAGCCTCAGCAACATTTGCTGGTGTATTTACGAAACACTCATAGAATACATCAAATGCATTAGATGCAGAGATTGATGCAGTTGATGATGTATTCAAGTTAACACAACCATTTGCTGTTGTTAAGAATTGGCGGAATCCATTCATCTTAGATAAGTTACCTGAACCAGTAGCTTTGTTACCTTTCCAGATTAATTTGTCTAATTCAAATGAATGTAATTGCAATAAGTAGTTGATGATTTGAGCTTCAAATGGAAGAGTCTTATCCTCAGCCATAGTTCCTGGGCGTAGACCTAACTGAGTCCAAAATCCATCAAGATCTTTCTGACAAAAAGATTTCATGTAACCAAGAGTCTCAACTGCAATTGCACGATCAGTGAATACAGTATCTCCATCTGGAGTCATTGTACAGTCACCATCTTGGTAGACAATTGAATCATCCATCAATTTCAATTCTTGAGATCCTTTAATCCCTTGTTGAATTGATACATATTGTAATGTGCGAGCTTCAGTTACTGACTTAACAATTAAGTCCTCTCTTTGCTCATCAACATAAGCTGCAAGACCAGATACATCCCAGTCAAATTTTGTGCGTAGGTATTTTTTTAACGACATTTTATTTATACTTTAGAATTTTTTAAAAACATTTGTCTGGCTGTCAAGTTGCCAACTTTGCTGAACTTCTCAGCTTCTTTTGTTGCATTAGATGGTTGTGCTTTGAAAGCCTCGAATTCACTTTTCAGAGAGCTCAACTCATTTAGCAATGTTGTATTATTCTCAGCAATAGCTTTGGTCATTTCTCCTAATCCTTCGACAGCCTTAGAGAATGCCTCAAGCTTTGCATTAACGATTGATTCAACTATCTCTGCACTCATTGATTGCTCAACTGGCATTGTAGTCTCTTCATTTATCTTAGCGATTACAGCAGATGCTACATCATAAGCAACACCCATCTCAAGTCCTAATCTTTCAGCGATCACCTCAGTGACATCTTCCAAGACTTGTGGTAACATCTCAGCAGAGATTGCTTGAAAGTCTGAGCTGGTCTCTTCGACAGCTACCTCTCCAGCACCTTCATTCACTCTCTCATCAATGATCTCAGTGATGATACCCTCGGCATCAACAACAATAGAAACACCAGCAAGATCACCACTCAATGAATGTGTGCCCTCTGGAGCTGGAATTCTTTCACCATCAGCAACAACAAAAACTGGCATTCCAACCTCAAGAGCATCATACTCTATCACTGTTACACCATCAGTTAGTGTTGCCTGTTCAAATGTCTCAACTGATTTCGAGAATTGTGCTTTCATTTCAGCAATCAATTCCTTAATAGTTTGTAGTTCTTTGTTCATACTTATTATAATTTATTGTTCGAAAATCCCTAATTCTTTAAGCTTAGCCTCTGACCATCTTTTTGCTGCAAGTCCACCCCATAATAGATATGAGATTGTCCCACATGCAGATTGGTCACTCTCATCATAGTACTCCTCAGCTCTTGAGAGATAAGAGTACATTCTTTTGATGATAGCCACTGAGACCGTTTGTCTATTTGCCAAAGTTGTTGCTCTTAATCGGCCCACTCTTGTGGCACATTTATTCCCATACTTTTGATTAAGCTCAATTCCTTTCTTGGCATTGTTGCTCACAGCCTCTGGATAGTCATTGTAAAATGTGATATATTCCTGGACTTTTTTAAGCTCTTGATATATGGTTGAGAATTCATGCTCCCACCCTTTGCCAGTCTCAAGCAATTGGAATACTCCCTCAATTGAGAATCCAGTAAACATGCCAGCCTTGGCTGCATCATAGACATCTTTATTTGTAACCTTATAACTCACAATCCAAGAGCCATCATTCTCATCCTTGAATCTTTCAGGAGCTGTGAAGCCTTTTGACTCATCAATGATATATGACATAATCATGTATATTCCATCAACCACTCTCTTGCTGTCATGCTCAAGATTAACATTGTTGAAATTATCTCTCCTGGCATAATCAAAGACAATATCCTTGATGGAGGATGGTGAAAAGTTTACATAATATTCCTCACCAGATTGAGGATCTCTCCTGAATATGGGAGTGTTCGCAGATATAGCCACTCCAGTGATGACTTGCTCCTCATCATTAAACTGATAAGCAATCTTTTTGGAGAATGTTTCAAATGATTTCTCATGTGCTGGATTCGCCACAAGGCTGTTGAATGATACTGTTGTCTCTGGATCATCAAGATCAATGACAATATCATATAGTGGTAACTCTCTAAGCATAATTATTATGTATATTTGTTCGAAATGATATTTGTTTATCCATACCATTCAAGAGCTGAGTCTGACTTTGAAATCAAGCAATCAATTTCATTCCTTAAGAAAGTTTATCCTGATGCTGAGATATGGACTGTTGGCAAGGCTGTGCCAGGAATCAACAATCTTCCATGCACCCAACACAACAACATCAGAGGCTGTGATGTGACCAATAGGATTCTGACCTTTGCCAAGAAAGTTGGTGGAGAGTTTATCTATATGAATAAAGATTTCTTTATCACTCAGTCATGGCAACCTCATGTGGCCATCAACATGAAGAGTATCATTGTCAATGATGACCATCCTCCACATACAAAGATAGCTCAGTCCAACACATTAGAATTCCTCAAGCATAACAGCTTCACAGCTTACAATTATGAGACACATACTCCATGCGTAATGGATAGCAAAAAACTGATTGAGCTATTTGACAACATCAACTGGCAGAATGATAATCACTTCATCAAGTCAATCTATTGTAATGTTTACCAGGTACCATCAAAGGAAGGATTCAATTGTAAGGTATCAACTCCATCCATTGCCAAAGCTCAAGAGTTCATTGCACTCCAGGGATGTTTCTCAACTGGAGATCAGTTCTGGAATAAGCCTTGTGTTGAATGGATTAAAAGCTTGACTTAGCCTCTTGTAATTGTACTTTGTTTTGTGTGTTGGTGATGTCAGATTCCAAGACAACCACTTGTGATGTCATTGT